ATGCAGTTACTGAAACAAGACATCACCCACCTGTTTGTGGATGTCGGCCGTGACTGGTCAAGCAAGGCGATTATTGCCGCTCTCGATCGCAAAGGGGTCAACCTGCACGATATCGAGAAAGAACTATGCCTGAGAGAGAACACCATTCGTAACGTGTTCTATCGCAAGTGCGGTCGTTACGAGGAAGCGATTGCGCAAAAAATCGGTATATCTCCGGCGGTCATCTGGCCGAGTCGTTACCCATCGAATGACCGCACGGCTGCTTAAGGGGGCGGGATGTCTATTTGGTTAACAGCGAAGGAATGTGTTGATCTCCCCGGACTGCCTCGGATGGAGCACAACATTCGCAGCCGACTTGATAAGCGCGCGGGTAGTAATGCTGAATTACGCCGCCGCCGCGAGGGCAGCAAAGCCTTTGAGTATCACGTTGATTGTCTGCCTGATATCGCTCGCGACACGGTATTGCAGCGCCATTACAACACCCTGCTGCAACAGCAGCCGGTCAGCGCCCCCGCAACGGCCGTCACTGCATCAACCACCGCGTCAACCAGTCAGATGCTTGAGCTTGTGCGCCAGTGCCCGGCCATGCTTGAGCAGAAAACCGCTGCGCTGACACAGAAACAGCGCGACATCGCCGACGCCAGAATGGTGCTTGTTGTCGAGGTGCTGCGCCTGCAAGACACCGGTTTATCGCGTATTAAGGCCATCAGCTTTATTTGTGACCGGTCACGCTCTGGTGATCTGCCGGAGCACTTGCAGCGCTATGTCGCCACCGCCAACGCACGCAAGGGTCAGCGTGTCGGCGTCAGCGTTCGTGCCTTAAATCAATGGGTTGTTGATTACCTGCGCGCCAAAGACGCATCCGAACGTCTGGTGTTACTGGCTCCCGGTCATCTCAAAGCGAAACGCCCGGAGCAATTGGCCTGGCTACCGATGTTCATGTCGCACTACCGCAACCCGAACGGCCCTTCTGTTGCCGAGGCGTATCAGGATTTTTGCGCCGACTGGCACATGCAGTATGCCGATCAGCCTGCGATGCGTGATGCCTGTCCGTCTATCTATGCTGTTCATCGTGCACTAAACAAGATGCCGAAAATCGTGCGCCAGCGCGGTCGTGTTACCGGGTCTGCCATGACCGCATTGCAGACATACGTCAAGCGCGACTGGTCTGTGATGCCCGTCAACGGCGTATGGATCGGGGATGGTCACAGCATGAAGATGAAGGTGGCCCACCCTGACCACGGTCGCCCGTTTACCCCCGAGCTGACGCTGGTTATCGACGGCCGCACCCGCTACGTCGTTGGCTGGAGCCTTGGGCTGGCTGAGAACGTGATCGCTGTGGCTGACGCCCTGCGCCACGGTATCGAGCGTCACGGCGTGCCGCTGCTGTACTACTCCGATAACGGGGCCGGTGAAACAGCCAAATTACTGGACGCCGACATTACCGGCATTCTGCCTCGCCTTGGGATTGAACACCCCACGGGTATTCCGGGCAACCCGCAGGCGCGCGGGATTATCGAACGTCTTAACAAGGAGATTCCGGCCCGTATTGCCCGCAAGTTCGCCACCTACAACGGCAAAGCGGCAGACAAAGAAACCGTGCGCATTACCAGCCGAGGGGTCGATTCGGCCATCAACGCGATGAATCAGGGCAAAGAGCTGAATCCGGTACAAAAATCGGCCATCGCCAAGCTGCCGAGCTGGAACCAGTTGATTGACGCCATTGAAGACGAAATCGACGCGTATAACACCCGTCACCGGCACAGCGAGCTGCCGCGCCGCGCCGACGGCCAACACTACACTGCTGCCGAATATCGCGCCCTGCTGCTGGAAACGGCAGAGATTGACCGGTTGTCCGAGTCTGAATTGCGCGAAATGTTCCGCCCGCAGGTCAAGCGCACCGCACAGCGTGGCTGGTTGTCCATCTTCAACAATCAGTATTTCGCCGAGGAGCTGATCCGGGTGGATGGCGAGGCAGTACTGGTTGCATTCGATATTCACGACGCCAGCAGCGTCACCGTTCGTCAGTTGGACGGTACGTTTATCTGCACCGCCATCGTCAACGGTAACACACGCGCAGCATTCCCGGTCGATTACATCGAGAAGGTTCGCAAAGACCGCCACGCCCGCCGTATGGCGCTGGTTAACAAGAAGGCCGATGAGATCAACGCTGAACTCAACCCGACGTTGCCCGGCCAGTCCTTTGATTTGAGCGGTTTTATCCCTGCGGAGCAGCCCGAAGAAGAGCCGATTTTCTTCCTTCAAGCTGACCGCGATGCCTATTTCAGAAAAAAACACGCTGGCAACCACCAGTAACTAATGAGGTGAGTCATGAACTTATGTAATGAATTAGCTGACCTGATTGCCCGTAAAGGCTGGTCGCAAACTCAAGTCGCACGGGCCATTGGTAAATCACCGGCGGTCGTCAGCCAGTACCTGCAAAACAAATATACCGGCGACGTGAGCGGTATTGATGAACTGGTCAGCAATCTGATTGTACGCGAGCGCGAAAAAGAGAAGGGTCAGCGCATTACGCCGCGTTATGTCGAAACAGTCACGTCTGCACGTGGGATGGAAGTGCTGCGAATGGCGCATCTGGATGGCGAAATCAATGTCGTATACGGCGATGCGGGCCTTGGCAAGACGATGATGCTGCGTGAGTACGGGGCGCGCTACAGCGATGCAATCCTGATTGAAGCCGACCCCGGTTACACCGCCCGCGTGGTGCTCGAAGAGCTTTGCACCCGGCTGGGTTTGAGCAAAAGCGGCAACATGCATGACCTGAGCGACGCCTGCATCGCTGCGTTGCACGGCTCTGGCCGCCTGATTCTTGTCGATGAAGCAGAGAACCTGCCGTACCGGGCACTGGAAACCCTGCGCCGCATACATGACAAAAGCGGCGTAGGCATTGTGCTGGCAGGAATGCCCCGGCTGATCATCAACCTGAAAGGCAAGCGCGGCGAGTACAAGCAGCTTTATTCCCGCGTCGGTCTGGCCCTGTTCCTGGGTGACGTACTGCCCGAAGAAGACATCAGCACCATCGCCGTCAGTATGCTGCCGGATGCCGAAAGCCCGGACGTTTGCACTGCGTTGTATTCCGCGTGCCGGGGTAATGCGCGCCGGTTATTCAAGCTGGTGCGCGGTGTCAGTCGTCACAGCGCATTGAGCGGTAATGCCGTCAGTGCCAGCGCGGTACGCAAATTTGCCGAAATGCTGATTAATTGAGGTGCTTATGAGCGTTCAGCGCGAGTCTGTCTTTTTGCAACGAATGGCAGAACGAGGGATTTCAACCGGGGAGATATCGCTTTATATCCACTCCACGAAGCCGGGAACGTTGGTTGTGGATTTTTATAGCCGTCATTTTGACAGCAACCCGGCTTGTGGGGACTGGGACATTGATATGCATGATGAGGAAATGATGGTGTTGCCCTTCACCACCCCCTCAGAGTTCAGGCGGGCTTACCGTTGCGCACGCTTATTGCGCGGTCGCCCTGGCTCAAAAATGATTAATTAACGAGGTATTTGCTATGTGCAATTTGCCAATTAATAACCCCGAATTAATGAAACCCATCAATCGACTGCTGCGTGCTGGAATTAATGTCGTTGAATATCACGATAAATTCCGTCGCCCGATTATTGAAGTTGATCGTCCGTTTGCGGCATGGGAACCGAAGGCAGTCGAAATCACGGAAACAAAAAACGGTGTACAGCGCATCGTGAAAATGACCATCTGGCGCGGCGCGCACATTATCTGGAGATAAACGATATGGCTAAAGTGGTAATTAGCATCACCCAGGAAGTGAAAGGGTTTGCTGTTGAATGCAAGGTTGAGCCTGAAAAGGGCGACAGCAATATGGCTCAGGTCATCGCCGTTGCTGTTGGTGCCGGTCTTGCGGGTCACGTTAACGAGAAAGTCCGTAACGCAATTGAAAAAGTCAAAAAGGAGAAAAAGCATGTCCACTAAACAATTCACAGAGAAAACAGCAGCGCCAGGCTACTGGGTTGACGCTAAAGGGGTGTTGACGCCGGAGCATCTGATTAAACCAATCGACGTGGCCCGCGATGAACTTGTTGCCGAGCTTGTTGGACGTGCGCTGGCAGTGAACGCCGCCCTGGCTGAATTTAAGATGACCGGGTTTGCGGATATCGCCGCGTTCGTGGCCCTTTCAGGGGGTGAATACGGCGTCAACCTTGGTGGTAAGAAAGGCAACGTCACGCTCTATAGCTACGATGGCCGCTACAAAATACAGCGCGCAATGCAAGACCGCATTGCTTTTGACGAGCGTTTGCAAGCTGCCAAAGCGTTGATTGATGAATGTCTGTCAGACTGGGTTGAGGGCGCACGGCCGGAGATCCACGCGATTATCAACCGCGCGTTTCAGACCGAGAAAGAAGGTGAAGTTAATACCGGTGCAGTGCTGGCCTTGCGTCGTTTAGAAATCTCGGATGAGCGCTGGCAGCGGGCTATGGACGCCATCGGTGAAGCGGTACAGGTTGTCGGTAGCCGTTCTTATATCCGTGTCTATGAGCGAATCGGCGACTCTGACCAGTACAGGCCAATACCGCTAGATATTGCTGGGGTGTGATATGAACGCGGGTGAGTTTAATAAAAAGTATCCAATTGGAGCGGCGTTTTATCATGCCCAACCCGCTTTACGCGGTAGACGTATGGTTAAAACGGTCGATATCGCACGTGATTTTAATTGCGGTGCGATTGTTGAAATTAATCTGGAGCCATATTTCGTCAAAATCGATACGTTGAAATCACCGCAGTAATTTAAACCGAAATTAAACATCTTTAAAAATGGCGTAAACCCGCCGGGGCTGGCTTACGCCTAAATCTGAGGAAATGAGAATGTCAGATATTAAGGTTAAATGCACACGGTGCAGAAATCAGCATATGAAATCGGAGCGCAAATTAACGCCTGGCTATATCTGCGGAATTGCCGTGTCCCACTCTGTATGCCCTCGCTGTAGCTGTAAAAGCTACTTAGATATGACGCCACAATTCGCATGGTGCTGGGCCAGAGGGCTGATTGAAATCGGTGATGAATTACCTGCCGATAACCCGAACGGCTCCGGCGTCATTCAAATCGCTACCGGGCCTAAGTATGCATTGCAGGGTTTTCTCGACGTTGTTGCGCGGCACGGCAAGGGCGATAGCGACGGAAAATTATTAGTTCCGGGTGTGCCGGAAGCGCCGGACGGTGATGCGGCAATCGATGCATTGAAAAAATGGTTGGCGTGGTGTGAATCAAAAGGCGGCGCAAAGCGAAACGGTATTCAAATGGTATTAGGCGGGAGGGTCGAATAATGTCTATCTCTCATCTTGATGTCTCTGTCCGCTATAGCAGCGGTACATATATCGCACGTAATAGCGGCAAAACCGCATCATGCACATACAGCCCGGATGTTGCAGTGAAAAACCTGGGCGCAAAGATTTTCAGCACAAAACAGCGGCTGATTATCACCGCATTACACCCGGTGTCGTACACAAAACCCGGCGTGTATCGCATCAGCCCCGACCCGTCTCAAATGTGCCGCCAGTGCGGCTGTAACTGGTATGAAGCGTGCCAGCCAGCTTGTTACTGGGTTGAGGATGACCTGTGCAGCGCCTGTGCAGGGAGGGCTGGCTAATGGCAATGGTTAGTAGTTGTGAATACCAGGATAACGGCGCACGCCGTGTTTATTCGCTGAGTGACGGCTCTCGCGTCAATGAGCGCCCGGCACTACCCGGAAAGTCACGCTTTGAGTATTTCGATGCGCGCGGTTCCCGCGTCTACAAAACCTCAATTCAGCGCGAAATGAAACGCGCAGTCGAGAAACATAAAAAACTCTGGAAGGTGTCATGATGAATAAAAATAACCTGGGGCGCGTGCGCGTCAACTTATTCCTGCTCGACGACTTTATTTGCCATAACCCGGATTTGGGTGACGAGTGGCTGAACCTGTTAGCCGATTGTCGCGATGAAATCACAGCGCTGCGTGCGCAGAGTGACAACGTCGATCAGCGGGCGGGCTGTGTTGTTGATACTCAATCTGTCGAATGCCACTTAACGCGCTTTGAGTCATCCGGCAATACGGCTGTCATCAGCCTGACGCTCAGGCACAACAACGGTAGCACGGTGCTTGAGCAACGTATCACTCTGTCAAAAGCCAGCGATGGCTGCTGGCAACCGACTATCGTGCTTGAGAATTTTCCAGGTGCTGAGACACCCGCCGGTGCGTTGTTCCAGTTGTCGGATTGGCTATTGCGCCTCGGTCTGGCATCGCAAATTGATCCGAAAACAGAATCGCGGTTGGAGGCGCTGACAGAATGACTAAACTCAATCCAAATCAGCAAAAAGCGGCGCGCCAGCGCCGCCAGCCAACGAATAGCTCAATCACGAAGGAAGAATGGACGAAGATTAAAACGGAGTTACAGAGCTATTTTTGCCACATCGAATTTAAGTATGGCGACACGGTAATTACTGTCGCGCGTGAGCGTGACGGCGAAAGCCGCACTGTGCTGGCTGTCTATTTTGACGGAACAATGCGCGGTGCGTGGGGGAGTGAAAAAAACGAGGCTTATAATCCCATTACCCGCCTGTTCTGGTGTGAAAAGAAAAAGCGTCTTTACTCGGCGAAGCGGGCGGCACAACTCGAAAAGGAAATCGGAAAACGCAGAGCTAAGGAACACTTCCCTGATTTACATGGTTCGTATAGCTATTGGCTGCCGTTCTTTTCCAGCTCGACCAGCCTTATTCGTCAGTTCAAAAAAGCCGAGGGGTTGACGTGGTTGCGTAAAGAGGCAAACGATGAACAGTCTTAACCAGAAAGAAAAGGCAGCGGCGCGCAAGCGCCGCCAGCGTGCCAGACAGGCTAATGAATTCGGTCAGCATAGGTTGGAGCTGATGTTATCAGACCGTGAGTTGCAAATGCTTGAAGAGAACTGCAAGCGACGCAATCCCGGAAGGGAGCCTTACAGCAAGGCGGATTATGTTTCCCTGCTGATACTTTGCGATAACGAGCGCCTGGCACGACAAGAATCATCGTTGGGTTCATGTCGGAGCTGTAATAGTCAATTGCCTGCCGGTTGTGGTAGTGCGTTTATTGGAGAGAAAGCCTGTTTTTTCACGCATGACGCTCGCAAGTTGAATTTAACTGATGTGACCGGTCACGCACGATTGAGCGATGAGGAGCTTCAATCATGACACAGCAACGCCGCATGATTGGTGCGATAAAAGCCGGACAGGCTCATTTGGGCTGGGATGATGGCACTTACCGCGCGGTATTGACGCGGATTACAGGTAAGACGTCATCAACCCTCTGCACAGTCACTGAGCTTGAGCGCGTAAAGGAATACATGCACCAGCAGGGCTACCCACGCCGGGCTAGGAGTCACGGACGCAAGCCCAGTGTGCCGGCCAGTAAAAAATCCATCCTCAGCAAAATCGAGGCGCTGTTAACCGATGCTGGTCGTCCATGGGCTTATGCGGAGACTATGGCGCAGCACATGTTTAATGTACGATATGTTGACTGGCTGGATATCCAGCAATTAACGAAACTCATGCAAGCGTTGATCATCGACGCCAAACGCCGTAAACCCAAGAACGGGGAATAATCATGGAACTGGAGCGCGTGGCCGGGCTGCTGCCCGATGTTGTCCTGCAAATTGCTGACTTGATTGGATTCCCGGCTACCGCCCGCCTGATTGAACGGTTCGGCGGAACAACCTTCCCGATTGGCAAAGGCATCCACGCGCTGGGTGCCGCCCGCGCCGAACTTCTGCGCGAAACCATCGGTGCTGAAAACGCGAAGTTGCTGTCAAAAACGTTTGGCGGCGATATTGTTTATCTGCCGCGCTGCGCAGCGGCACTGCGTGAGCTGCGTAATCAGCGTTTTATGCATGATTTGAACAAAATGACAGAGAACGGAACATCAATAACAATGGCGATGTCCCGGCTTTGTCCCGAATACGGTTTTTCTGATAGACACGCATGGGACATGATTAAATCGACTCGTTGCGGCGAGTCACAACAGCATCAACAGTCATTGTTTTAAAGGACTAAAAATGAAATTAAAGATATCACTGGTGGTTATATCGTTGGTTATGAGTCTGCCGATCAACGCAAAGATGATTCCAAATACAAAAGCCGTAGAAGCCTATGAAAAGTATGCTCAACCATCCAAAGAGTTGCTTTATGAGTTACAGGAAACCATCAAGGCATCAGATACGACAATCCAGCTTTACAAAAACCTCGGACGCTTGACCGTTGAAGTTCCGGCAGTAGGGAAACATCTTGGCGTCCTCGCGGATAAAGCAAAAGAAATTTATGGTGATAATCCCGAGCAGTTCAGGTCATGTGCGTCATTACCAATGGTTGCGTCATTGTTCTGGTCTGAGCGTCTAGGCGGGATAAAAAAAGATAATACTGAAATGGTTAACAACGTAGCAGCGCGGTATGTCAGTCTTGCAAAAGAGTGCGTTAACTCGATTAATAACCGCCCTCCCAAAATGATTGATGAGAGCGAGGAGTTGCAAATAATAGAGCCGGAATCGTGACCCTGAGTAACCCACTGAACCCCATCCAGTTATAAAAATCCCTCATCAATCAGACACTGACACCACTTTTTACACACAACAAAGCTGGTGTCATGTCTTTAATCACAGTAGAGCAGTTCCAGCGCGCCGCCGGTGTTAAGGCCGAGATTGCCGGGAAATGGCATCCGCACATCATCGCCGCGCTACAGCAATTCGATATCACTACCCCGCGCCGCATTGCCGCATTCATCGCTCAGACGGGCCATGAGTCTGGTGGTTTCACTCGCATTGTCGAGTCGTTCAACTATTCCATCGCCGGTCTTGCTATTTTTTCTCAGCTAACCGTCGCGCAGCGCGAGGCGCTGGGGCGTCACGCTGATGAGCGCAGCCTCCCGGTAGAGCGGCAGCGGGCCATTGCAAACCTGGCATATGCTGGCCGACTCGGTAACAAGTCTCCCGACGATGGCTGGAAATTCCGGGGCCGCGGCCTTATCCAACTCACCGGCCTTGATAACTATCTGGCCTGTGGCCGAGCCCTGGGCATTGACCTGATCACCTCACCGGAGTTGCTGGAATCCCCGCAATATGCCGCGCTATCCGCTGCGTGGTTCTGGTCTGAGAACAAGCTGAATGCACTGGCGGACATTGGCGATATCGTGAAAATCACGCGCCGCATTAACGCGGGTCTGGCCGGGCTGGCAGAGCGTCAGGCTCTGTATAAACAAGCCCTCCTGGCGCTGGGGGCCGCATGAAACTCAGCGATCTTGTCACAAACCCCAAATCCGGCCGTCTTTCCACGTCAGACACGATTGTTTTCCTCGCGTTCCTTGCGACGACCGGCGTGCTGCTGTTCTGCACCTATACAGGCCAGCTAACAGAGTGGCTGTTTATGGCGTATCTCGCTGCGTGGGTAACACAGTCCCAAGCGTCGAAGTACCACGCAATCAAACGTGACCAGACCACACAAAACACAGACGCGAATGCAGGAGGTCAGCAGTGAATACCGCCATTCTCCAGTTCCTGCGCGTTGCATGGCTACCGCTGGTGTTTATCGTTGCCGCTGCCGGTGTCGGGTACAACACCGGGCATCAGGTCGGGTACAACGTAGGCGTCGCAACGCTGCGTGATGAAAACCAGCAGCTGACTCTAAAAAACGAACAACTTGCGGCGCAGGTGCTGGCCGCAGAACAAGAAAAACGTCAGGCCGCAGAACAGCAGGTCGCAGCACTGCAACAGGCGCAAGCAGACGCGACAGCGCAGCGCGTTCGTGCGGATGAATTGGCCGTTGAACTGATCAACGTGAAAACGCAACTGACAACCACCACACAACGATTAAAGAAGGGGATCGACCGTGCAGTTAAAAATGATAGCGGTGCTTTTACCGGCATTGGCCCTGACAGCCTGCGGCTCTACCGCGCCAGTCTTGGCTACGCCGACGACGCAGTCGGTATGTCCGACACCCCCAGCGGAGTTGCTGTACATCCCGCCAATGCCGCCAGCGCCGGAGGCGGACTCTCCCCCGCAGGGCTTTTGAACCACGCGGCTGATTACGGTGTGTGGTGCCAGACGTTACGCGGGCAGCTTGAAAAACTGAACGCCTATTACAACAAGGGGGCCAAGTGACACCTGAGTGGGTACTTGGCGTAGCGATGACGCTGATATCAGCACTATTCGGGCTGGTCGTGCGCGGGCTCAGCGATGCGCTGAAATCGCTCCGGGCAGATGTTGAGCGCATCAAAACGGACTATCAGCGCAGG